GTCCCGACTGCAGCTGGAGCGGCAGATTGAGGACTACAAGATGGCGGTGGCGGACTACCAGCTGAAGGTGGCGCGCCAGGTCCAAGAGCAGAACGTCATCAATGGCGCGTTGGGCACACCTGCTGGTGGTGGGCCTGGCGTACCTGGGCGTATCGGTCAGCCGATCGAATACCTCACCGGCGATCGGAGTAGCAGTGGGTATCGCGCCGATCACGGCGGTGGCAATTATCACGAGCACATCGCCTACGCGACAGCGAAGGAAGCCCGCGCTGCTGCCGAGCTGCTGAACAAGAACGGCATTAAGACAACCGAGCTGAAGGGCGTCAATTCTGTCGGGGGTCATGCGCAGGGGAGTTACCACTACAGCGGCCAGGCTTTTGATGTTCCGGCGGCGCAGGTGCCTGTCGGACAGGAGCAGGCGCTGTCGCGCAGGGTTCGGCAGATCTTGGGCATCGGTGGCAAAGGTGCCGCTGCGCAGTTCGGGACAGCCGCCGCCAGCGTGCAGCGCCCCACCTTCGGAGCACCCGGTGCCGACACCCAAGGCATGGTCGCGGCAAACGATCGCCTGATCAAGGCCAAGCAGGAAGAGCTGGCCCTGGAGGAGAAGCTCAACAAGCTCAACATCGAGAAAGGACTGTTCGATCTACAGGAGCTGGCGCAGGGCAAGTCCCGCACCCAGGAACTGACGCAACAGCGCGACTTGGAGCAGGCAAAGCTCGGCCTGATGACCACCTCCGGTGCGCTGAGCGAGAACGAGCTGGAGCGGGTGCTCAAACAGACCGAAGGCGAGGCCCAGATCAATGCGATCTATACCGCCCGCGACGAAGTTCTCAAGCAGATCAACGATGCGGTCAAGCAAGGCAAGCTGACGCAGGACGAAGCCAACGTTGTCCTCAAGGAGATCAACACGGGCCTGGAGACCCGCATTGCCACCACCCGCACGCAGATTGCGTTGGAGCAGGAGCTGCTGAAGATCCAGCAAGAACAGCAGTACCAGCTTGAAAAGGCTGCGGCTCAAAGGAGCCTCAGCAGTGCGGGTGCAGGACTTAATGCCGGCTTCATCGGAGGTGCCGGCGACAAGTACGAGTCCACGCTTCAGAAGTACGGAAGCCCTGAAAAGGCAGCCGAGATGGCCAGGCTGCAGGAAGCCACCGACCTGGCCACGATGAAAGCGCAGGCGCTGGAAAGCGCCTATATGGGAGTGGGCGGCGCCATCAGCTCTGCGATGACCCAAGGCGTCGCCGATCTTGTGAGTGGCGCCAAGACAGCTGAACAGGTCTTCGCCGACATGCTGAAGGGGATTGGCGACGCACTGATTAGTGCAGCCCAGCAGATGATTGCCACCTACATCGCCATCGGCATCGCCAAGATGTTCGCCGGCATGAGCGGCGGTAGTACTCCAGGAGGAGGTGCCCCGAACCTTGATCTGTCTGGCTTCAAGGCTTACCCGATGCTGGCCTCCGGCGGTTCGCCCACTCCTGGCCAACCCACGATCGTCGGTGAGCGCGGTCCCGAGCTGTTCGTCCCCGGTCAATCGGGTGGCATCACCAACAACCAGAACCTGCGCAGCATGATGGCGTCGAACGACATCAAGGCCAGGGGCCGCGACAACGCGCCGGTGCTGAACATGAACTTCGAGACCACCAAGTTCATGGACCGCGATTGGGTGGACCGGGAACAGCTGGAGGCGGCGATGGCGCAATCCGCCAAGAAGGGCGCCGCCGATGGTGAACGCCGCGCCATGGATCGCCTTCGTCAATCACCCCGCACCCGCCGGTCGCTCGGACTATGACCTTCCCCGCCATCAAGCCTTCCAGCCGGAGCTTCAGCCCCGGGCAGCTGCCGATCCGCAGCTACCGCACCCTCAGCGGTGCGATCTGGAAGCGCTCGTTCAGCAACACCCGCTCCGGCCATGCGATGAGCCTGGAGTTCAAGAACATCCCGGATGCCACCGCCGATCAGATCCTTGCTCACTTCGAGAGCGTGGGCGGGCCGTTCTATCGGTTCAATCTGCCGGCAGAGCTGTTCGTTGGAATGAGCAGCAGCCTCACCAGCAGGATGCAAGCACCGGCCAATGTGCAGTGGGCGTATTCCTCGGAGCCCAAGGTGCAGTCGGTGTATCCCGGATACTGCACCGTTAGCGTTGAGCTGATCAGCGAGGTTGCGGCCGCGTGAACATTCAGATCTGCCAGCTGCTGGATCTGAAGATGCGCAATGGCACCCGGCTGCTGGCGCAGAACTTCTTCGTCAAGCAGAGCTACACCTTCCTGGGTCAGACCTACCAGTTCGTGCCGTTCCAAATCTCAGGGTCGCTGATGACGATCGGCGGCGACAACGAGACGCTGACGGTGTTGTTCCCCAACATTGAGATGGCGATCACCCTGCTGGAGGGCGGGGACGGCAACCGCAACAGCGAGCTGGTGCTGCGCAACCTGTGGCTCAACAGTGCGCTGCAGCCGATCCCCGATCCAATCCCTGAGTTCTACGTGGGGCAGGGCAGCACCTTCAGCGAAATCACGATTGAATGCCGCTTCCGCAGTGCGCTGGATTCAGTGGGCGGGACGTTTCCGGCGCGGGTGATCACAGTTGAAAACAGCGGCGTCTTGCCTTTGAACAGCGATGTCTCATTGCAATGATCTGCTGTGGCTGCGGTATGGCTGGGGCCATGCACCTGGCGATGGCAGCGGCCTGACCGATTGCTTCCAGTTGGTGTGTGAAGTGCGGCGCAGGTTAGGGCTAAGGGATTACGCCCCTGAGTTCGACTGGGTTTATGGCACCTACACTGAAGCGACGCTGCCTCGGATGCGGTTAATGCGCTGGTTGCTTGATCACTGCAGCCGCGTCACCACACCGCAGCCGGGCGATGTGCTGTTGTTCCAAGGCAGCGCTGCAGGTGCCTTCGCTGTTGTCACAGAAGAAGGCGGCATGTTGCACCTGCGTGAGTCAGGGACTGTGGCCCACCAACTGCGCGTGCCTGGCTCAATTCCTTTGTTTCGCCCGCTGCCATGAACCGCAAGCTCCTGCCGTATGAGCGCGGGCTGTGCCAGCAGCTGGGCCTGAGCGAAGACGACTACCTGCTGTTCCTGGCAGCGCAGCGAGATTATGCGCTGTCTGGTGCAGAGCGGCTAGAGACGCTGCGTGGCGAACCCACGGCGATTGTGCTGTTCGTCGTTGGTGTGTTGATGCAGGTCGGTGCCGCCCTGCTGGCACCCAAACCGGAAGTACAGAAGCAGAAGTATCAGCGCCAGCTGCGGGACAAATCGTTTGCCCCGCGCTCCGGCTTCAACGGCACGCAGGAACTGGCCCGCTACGGCGACCCGATCAATCTCGTCTACTGCAACGACAGCATCAACCCCAAGGGCGCGGTGCGTGTGGCGACCTCGTTGCTGTGGTCGTCGGTGGAGAGCACCGGCACCGGTCAGTACATGCAGCTGCTGTTGCTGGTGGGGGCTTCCAACATCAAGAAGCTGGACTTCAACAAGACAGCGTTTGGCCAGCTGCCGGCGCGGCAGTTCTCGGCGTCGAACACCTGGATGTATTACTCGCCGGACCGCGGGCCGGTGGAGTTCAGCAAGCGCACCCACGGTGACGACCGAGATCCTGCGGCAGTGCCCGGCGCCACGATCACCCACCTGCCACGCAACCTGAGCAACCAGCTCTGGGAGGGCTACTCCCAGGCGTACACGCCGACCACCGCCACCGAGCTGGGTGTCTACGCCCCGATCCCCATTCATGTTGACGTGCTTGAGAGAGACCAGGAGGGCAAGGTCCGCAGCGCCCCGATAGGAATTGCTATAGACGGGGGAGCGTTCCAGGATTTTTACAACGTTGGTGATCAGTTTCAGCTTCGCTTTAATCAAGTTGACCGACAGATTGACGAAGACGATGCGGCTTCGGCCAAGGAAGCGGCCAAGGATCTAAGGCTGCAGCTTGTCAATAATTTGGACCGTGGAGCTATTTACCGACTTGGCAGCGCCAATTTCAAAATGCGCTGGGTTGACGATGATATGTCGTTGAACTCAAGCTCAATTCGTGCTGGATTTGAATGCACAGAGCCTGGACGCAGGCCGACCACTAACTATGACCGAGTAAAAGCTCGCCAGTATGAGGAGGACGACAAGGAGCCGTATGAAAAGGCTCGGAAGTTACTGAAGCTCGCCGTCGACGGGGAGATCCCTGAATTAAAAATCAACGGACTGGTAGCCAATGAAGTAGTTGAGGCCAATCTTGCCTCTGCACACGCATATGTATTTCGCTATACCGCAGAGCAGCTCAAGGAAACTGATGGGAAACTGCCGGCTTACGCCGAAGATTTAACCATGCCCAAGCTCAGCGGGCTTGGAGACCTGGGCGAGCAGAATAAGAACTATCTGTTCACCGGCGAGAGAACTCTTACCTGGACCAACGATCTAGACGAGAACTCTTCAATCGTTTTCCCCGTGGGAGGCTCCGTTGCCTTCACGCAGGCAATCCTTAAAGAGTTCTTGTCGGAAAAGCCAAAGCTAAGCACTAAGAAGTTGCGGCAAGAGCTGCGTAGTGATCGAAAGAAGCTGCGTAGAATACGCGACCGCCTTATGTCTGGGGGTGCGAGCAAACAGCTGCGCAAGTACATTATTGCCACTGACCCAACAGCAATCGCAATCAAGGCTCGAATAAAAGAGCTGAACGACCTGCTAAGCAACGACCTGGAAGAGCTGAATGATGTGTGGAAAGCGGAGGCCAAGCAGCAGCCAACCGCCATTGACCTAGCAAATCAGATTGCCAAAGAGCGCGAAAATTTCGAGGTTCTTTCGGATGCAGACGCCAGCGCCAAGCGTCTGGCTCGAATTGAAAAGAAGATCGAAACCCTCAGGGAACAGCGCAAAGATTTTATTGACGACTACATCGCGCAGAAGCGCAGACAGAATAAGCGCACCCGCGCACAGCTCAAGGCATGGCGGGATGAAAAGAGCGATAAGCAGCAAGAGCTGAACGAGCTAATCAACGACCTGCTGGACGACACAAGAGAAAACCTACTGACGATCACTCGCGAATCGACAGTCCCGTTTGATCTCCCCGGCATCAGCCAGGAGCGCTTTGCCTGCGGCCTTGACTGCATCGACGACAAGCTGGAAGAGCTGAACAACGAGAAGCGCTGGACGCCTGACCTAGTTGGCGTGCGGCTGGTTAAGCAAAGCATCAACGAGCTGATCGCAGAAAAGCGCAAGGCACTGGCGTGGGCCAACGATGTCATCAAGAACTGGAACAGGTTGGTTGCTGATGTTGATGACAGCTTTTACTGCAAAGCGCTGGTGAAGATGTCGAAAGCGCTTTACCAGACCGTCACCAGCTGCAATCAGGTGCGTTTCAATTTCCGCGTGCGCCTGTTCCGCCGGATCTCTGGTCGCGCCAAAACCTACGGCGAGCACGACGCACCGGATGGTTACAAGCTGAGCGACAACGGTGTCAAGCGACGCACGATGTTTTTCAGCATGTTGGTGCGCAATAGCGACGGGGGGTCGTGGCTGCGTGTTCCGCAGGTCTTCGCTGTCGAGCGCGGCAACGATGCCGACCACTACATCACACTGATGTTTGAATCGGCCAACAAGGCGAAAAGAGAGTTTCGCTTTATCCCTGTTGTTGACCCGTCTGCTGAGATTAAAGAATCGGGCTACAGCGGCTATGCCTATATACACAACGCTGGCTCAGTGAAGACAATCGGCGTCGCTGATGGCGTTGTGAGCTTTTATGGACGCTTCGTGTCACTTGCAGGCAATCTCTTCCCTGACATGCGGGAGCGTGGTCCCAACTACACCAATGAGTGGGACATGTTCTCGGTGCACTCCGACACGCAGGTGCAGGCCAGCTACGACAACGGCCCCGAAGCCAAGCTGGTGAACGTCACCGAGCAGACCCGCTGCCCGATCTTCGGGAAATACCAGGACATGAGCCTGCTTGCGTTCCACACCTACGCCAGTAATGGGGTGGAGGATCTCCGCTCAATCACTGCCTACGTGCAGGAAGGCAAATCCAGCTGGAAGGTGGCGGATGACGGCAGCGGTCCGTACCAGTCCGGCAACGGTGCTTGCTACGCGCCGGACATCTTCGCGGACACCGTGATGGATGCCACCAACGGCATCAAGAACTTTGCCAACGCCAATGCGGTGGATTGGGACCGGCTGGCGTTGGCGAAGCGCTTTTGCAAGAACAACGGCCTGGGCTGCCAGCTGTTCATGGATGGCGTGATTGCTGATCGGCGCGGCTGGCGTGAGTTCTGGGTTGAGGCAGCACCCTTCAGCCTGCTGGAGTTTGCCCGCATGAACGGCAAGGAGACGCTGGTGCCGGCGCTGCCGGTCACAGCTGACGGGCGAGCCACCACCAGCTTGACGATCTCGGCGCTATTCAACGAGGGCAACATCCTTGAGGACAGCTACCGCGAGGAGTATCTCGACTACGGCGACAACACCAAGGATCTGGTGGCCACGGTGATCTACCGCGAGATCACGGCCGATGAGATCTTCGCTCGCAACACCAGCGTCACCCTGTGCCGCAGCGACACCAACACCAACGATGCGATCTGGCAGACCTTCGATCTATCGGACTGGGTGAGCCAGAAGGAGCAGGCGGTGCTCTACGGGCGGATGCTGTGCCAGCAGCGTCGGTACGTGCAGCGCACGATCGAGTTCAAGACCGTGCCCACCGACAGCCCCGTGCAGCCTGGCGCCTACATCTTTGTGGACATCGGCCTGAAGCGCTGGGATTCAGTGCGGACTGGCGTGGTGCAAGAGAGCGGCGTATTGGACTTGCCGCTGGACGTGGCGGTTCAAGATGGTGTCTACACGGTGATGACCTACAACAGCGAGAGCGACCCGCAGGTGCATAGCGGTGTTGCGATCACCAACGGCGTCGCCACCAATTTGAATGCGACGCCCGGCAGCCTGTTTGTCCTGGGTAATAGCAGCGATGCGCGGCGCGTCTTCCGCGTCACCGATGTCGCGCTGAATGAGGACGCTGAGATCACGGTGCGCGGCGTTGAGCACCCGTGCGTGATCAACGGCGGTAGCGCCACCAGCCTGGTGGCCGATCTCAGCGCCGGGCTGTTCAAAGAGATCGGCGTAGACTGCGGCTGAGGACGGCGCCATGAGTTTCTTCAGCGGACGACACGGCAGCCTCCTGTATCTGGGCAAACCCGTCGCCAAGGTGCGCGGCTGGACGTTGAGCGTGTCCACCGATCTGCTGGAGACCACAACGGTCGAGCAGTTCGCACCGACCTACAGGCCGGGGATGAAGAGCGCGACCGGAACGGCGCAACTGTTCTATTACCGCTTGGGGTTCAGAGACCGTCAAATCAACACGGAGTTCAACAGCTTGCTGCAGCGCTTGGTGCGCGTAGGTGAGCTGAACGAAAGCGATCTGGTGTCGTTGGAACTGGCAGTGGGCACCACGGCAGCGGATCGGCTGCTGGTGGATGCCTACCTCACCCGCGCCGACCTTGGCAGCGACTCGGGCGAGGTCTCCAAAGTAAGCGTGGATTTCACCGTGAACGGTGATCTCAAGCGAGGGCTGGGCTGATGTTTACCACCGGCGATCAGGGCTGTGTGCAGCTGCGCCGCCGCACTGGCATCTCATTTCAGAGCTTGGTGCGGCCGGAAGACATCAACACGCTGATCAAGCGATTCGGCTTTGAGGGATCTGACGCCAACTTGATTCAGGGCGACCGCCTGGAGATCTCAACGAGCGACCCGCGAGGTCTGATCTTCATCGAGCCTGATTGGTGGCCAGATAAGCGGGTCCATCACAACGCCATGATTTACGCCCACATCAACTCGATGGGTGGTGTGCGGATGTTCCAGAGCTTTGAAGGCGCTCTGAACAACGACAAGGACAAGGCCGGCGAGATGGTTGAGTTCAACGGGGCGCCGATCCCCATTCAGGTGGATGTGAGGGACACCGGCCACCACGTCTTGGGAGGTGTGCGGCGCTTCACGTTCAATACAGATCGCGCTGCGATTGATACGACGAGCCTGGGTGATCTGTTCACCGAGCAGTTCAGCGCAGGCAACATCACCGGCAGCGGCACGATCGACTGCTGGTTCCAGGCCAAGCGTGCTCTGTGTGACGCGGCCCCAAACGACCAGGAGATGAGCATCCTGCTGCCGCAGATCATCTTGCGCACCGAGCTGGGCGCGCAGTTCGACGCGATCCTGCAACTCACCGACGGCCTCGACGGCAAGCCTGTGTTTTACGAGATCACGGGCCTGAGCACCCGCGTTGGCGTTGAGGTGGAACCTGCTGGTGTGATCAGTGTTGCGATGGACTTCGTGACGAGCGGGGAGTTTTACCTGCGCATCGGCGAACCCTCTGGCCGGATCCTCAAGGAGGACTACGACCGCATCATGCGGGAGCAGGACATCGACTTCCTGCTAACGGAACCCACTGATTAACCTAAGGAGAGCACCGTCGTAACGCAGTAGCCGTGGCAGACACCAGGATTTCGGCGCTGACGCGGCTGCCAGAAGCTGGTGTCTCCCCCACAGACCTGCTGCCGATCGCCGATCTGTCGGCATCCGAAACCAAGGCGATCACAGCAAAGGACTTGCTGGAGGGGGTCGTCATCAATATGGATGCCGGGTCGATCCCGGTCGGCAAGATTGACTTCACCGCCGGCATTGCCGTCGGAGCGATCAACGTCAACCAGGGCGATGTTGTCCTGGGGCGGATCAGCGGAGCAGGCAAGGCAGAAGAGATCACCTGCACCGCTGCGGGTCGGGCACTGCTCGACGATGCCGATGCCACAGCGCAACGGGCAACGCTGGGGCTGGGCACCTTGGCGGTGCGCAGCGGCAGCTGGGTTGATGGCTCCAGCTTTAGCGGCACCAGCAGCGGCACCAACACCGGCGATCAGACGATCACGCTGACCGGCCCGGTCACCGGATCGGGCAAGGGGACGTTTGCAACGGTGATTTCTGCCGGCGCCATCGGCAGTGTCCAGCTGGGCAACTTGGCGGTGACCACCGACAAGTTGGCAGACAAGGGGGTGAACGCCGCAAAAGTGGCGGACAACTCCGTCGTTCTGGTCAGTAATGGAGCCCCAGGCGGCACTGGTTCCTTCATTGGCCAAGGCGCTCTTAACACCACAACCGGTGTGGCCTACACCTACACCGGCAGCGCTTGGGTGCAGCACGCCGGTGTGCAGGGAGTCACGGTCACCGAATCCAACACGCCCCTGAGCTTTAGCGTCAGCGGCACTGCATCAACTGTGATTGATGTCAGTCTGGACAACCAGGCGATTGGGACTGTTTGGGCAGGACCCGACACGGTGGCGTCAGGCACACCGACATTCCGCCGATTGGTTGGTACAGATCTGCCTGGTGCCACGAGCACTGTGCGCGGCGCCGTCAAACCCGACGCGAGTTTTGCTGTTGATAGCAATGCCCAGCTGAGCCTGAACGCTGCGACCGGCACGGTCATCGGCGGGGTGAAAGTAGCCGGCTCGGATCTGCAGGTTGATGCGACCGGCCAGCTCAAGCATGTGGTCAGTCCGCTTGCCCCTGGCGACTACACCAAGGTCACCACCGATGCCAACGGCCATGTCATCGGCGGGCAAACGCAGATTGGCAATAACGACATTGCCAACCTGGACGCCGGCAAGCTGACGCAAGGCATTTTGCCGGCGGCGCGGATCGACAACAACTCGATCGCCAAAGAAAAGCTGGCGAACTACGCCACCACCATCATTCAAGAGACCGATCCCGGCCAAGGGAGCTATATCGGTCAGTTCTGGTACAGGGAATCGGACGCTCAGCTGCGCACATGGAGCGCCAACAGCTGGATTCCGGTGGGCTTCGGCCGCTTAAGCCAGGAGAACCTGCGCTTCTGCGGGACGTTTAACGCTGCCACCGGCCAGGTCACGCAGGTCACCACCTTTGGCACAACAGCGGGCCTGACGGCAGGCGCTGCAATCCCCGCTGCAACCGAGCAGCTGGCTGGCGTGTATCTGGTCGCTACCACGCCAGGCACCTACAACTCCGAGACCTACGACAACGGTGACTGGGTGCTGTGTCTAGGGACCTCGTGGATCCGCGTGGACACGCTGGCCAGCGCAGGCGGCGGGAGCACGATCAACCTTGGCGATCTGCTCAACGTCACGTTGACGACGCCGGCAAGTGGCGACTCGCTGGTCTTCGACGCCACTACCAACACTTGGAAGAACCGCACGACCCACGGCGTCAAGATCACGCTGATCGAAGCGTTCGACGGCACTCGCACCACGTTCACCACCAGTCGCCCCGTGGTGAGCGAGAACAACCTGATGGTGAGTATCGGGGGTGTGATCCAGGAGCCGGGTGTTGATTTCACCGCACCTCCAGGTGGGTCAACGATCAACTTCCTGGCCCCACCACCTGCAGGCAGTGCTCACTGGATTCTGCAGGAGGCAGCTGTTGATGGTGGCGGTGGTGGGGGAACCACCCTGCTCCCCGGTACAGCGGCTGAGGAGTACCTGAAGTGGAACCCCGCGCTTAATGCGTGGAGACCCTCAGACACTCTCGATGGAGGTTCTTTCTGACCATGACGCTCACCAAAGCTGCGCTGCTTCAACCGCAGGGCCTGACCACAACTGAACGAAATCTGCTCACGCTGGCGGGTGCTGACACCGGCCGATTGATCTACAACGAGACCACGAAAGGTCTGGAGCAGTGGGATGGCGCTGCTTGGGTTCCTGTTCTCCATAGCAACAGCAGCCTGAACGCAGCCAAGCTCACGGGCCAGATTCAAGGCAGCATGTTGACCGGGCAGGTGCAGGGAAGTCTGCTCACGGGAACTGTGCAAGGGAGCTTGCTCACAGGCACCGTCAACGGCGCTCTGCTCACCGGCACCGTTCAGGGGAGTTTGCTCACTGGATCGGTGCAAGGCAGCTTGCTTGCAGGAACCGTGCAAAGCAACCTACTTACGGGTGATATCGACGGCGGCGTTTATTGAAGACGATCTGACTTACCTAGGCTGTAGGAAGCGCGGTATGCGCCTGCACCTGCAGCCCTGGAGGGTCGTCCAATGTCCGTGAAGATCAAGCTGAAGCATTCTTCAGTCGTCAACAAAGCTCCACTGCCGACTGATTTGGATGCAGGGGAGTTGGCGCTCAATACCAACAGCGGCAGCCCTGCGGCGTATATCAAGGACAGTGCTGGAAACATCGTGAAGCTGGCTGGTGCCGGCGCGATTGGCGGCACGCCCGCGACTGAAACAGCTCAGGGCATTGTTGAGCTGGCGACAGCGGCGGAAACAGCAGCAGGGACTGATAACACCCGCGCCGTTCATCCGGCAGGTTTGAAGGCAACGCTTGATGCCCACCTGACACCGGGCACGTCCACCCCTCCGGTAACTCCTGCAACAGGAGCCACCTACATCAACACCGCGACAACTCCAGCGGTGATCAATGTGTGGAACGGCACGGCATGGGTGCCGCAGGCTGGCACAGCGGTGACTGGTGGCACTGCTCCCGGAACACCTGCGGCTGGTCAGATCTGGGTTGATACAAGCGGCGCTGCGCCTGCGACCAAAATCTGGGACGGCACCAGCTGGGTCACCATGACGGTGGACACCGGCACCCAGGCCAAACTTGACGCGCAGGTGGCCAGCGTGTGGACCCGTAAAGGCACCACGCTGTTGCCAGCAACAACGGGTGATCTGGTTGTTGCAGACGTGCTGCCGGATGCGACTGCAACGAGCAAGGGAGCAGTCCAACTAGCTGATGCTGTTGCGGTTACTGCTGGCACCGCAGGCCGTGTGGTGGACGCTGCTCAGCTGAAGGCCGCTGTTGCGGTGGAGAACAACTGGGACCGCTCAAGCCCCACTGGTGCTGGGGCCTTGACGGTGACCACCGGCAGTAGCGCGATTACTGCGACTGGGGCTGCACTGCAGAACATTGCTGTGACAAGCAGCAGCGGTGCTGGTACTGGGCTGAGGGTCAACTTGACGGTGACCGGCGGCGCCGTGACTGCCGCCAGTGTTGCTGCAACAGGCAGCGGTTATGCCGTGAACGACACGGTGACGATTGCCAAGGCAGGCGTTGCAGGCGCTGCTGTTGACATTGTTCTGAAAGTTTCCGGGTTGTCAGGCGGAGTAGTGTCTCCGGCTAATGCTGGTGATCAGGTACACACCGGCACCGGCAAGTTGACCGTTGGCGGTACAGCTGCAGCACCGAACCTGCAGATCAAGGCTGATGGCGGGATTGTCGCTAATACCGATGGGTTGGTTTATGACGCTGCGACAAAGCGACTAGCGATTGGCACTACTGCGCCGCTAGATCGCCTTCATATAGCCTCAACAGGTGAGTGCAAGCTAATAATTGGCAACGAACAAACCAACACTGATGGAATCAAGCGTTCCGCGATAATTAAAAA